CGACGCGACCCGCGACGCCGTGATCGCGTTCGCCGTCGAAGGTGCTACGGACACGGCCCCCGTCCCACACGCCCCCGGCCCGGGCGGCAACGCTGACCTTGGAAGCACTACACCCGACGAAAGGACTGCCGACGTGGCACTCTTGGACGCAGTAAAGAAGGCGCTCGGCCTCGACGAGACTGCCACCGACGCCGAAGTAGAAGCCGCCCTTGCAGGCGCTACTCTCACCCCGGCAGAACCCGCCGCACCGGCTGAAGGCGCCGCACCCGCTGCCGCCGCCCCGGCCGAGCCTGCCGCACCCGCTGCCGCCGAACTCGGCGAAGGCGCCCCGCAGACCGTGACCGTCACCGCCGTGCAGTTCGCCGCGATGCAGTCCGAACTCGCGACCCTGACCAGCGAACGCGCCGCCGACCGCAAAAAGAACGCGCTCGACAGTGCCATCAAGACCGGCCGGATCGCCCCCGCCGAGCGCGTCGCGTTCGCCGCGACCCTCGAAGCCAACGAAGAAGCCGGTATCGCCCTGCTCGCGTCCCTGGCCCCCCGGTTCAGCGTGATCGAACTCGGCGCCGACCACGCCCCCACCGCCGCCGCTGATGAAGCTGACCTGGAACGCCAGGCCATCGAAGCCGGACTCTAAGGACTAGATCAACATGACTTCTTTCGCACCCGTAAACCCGACCTTTCAGGTTTTCTCTGACAACTCCGCGACCCCCTGCAAGGCGTCCGGCGCGATCACCGGCTCACGGTTCGTGAAGCTCGTCGCGGGCGGCACCTTCCAGCAGCCCAAGGTCGCGCAGGCAGGCGCTGGCGATCAGGTCTTCGGCGTCGCCGCATATGACGCCGTCGACGGCGAGATCTTCACCGTGCAGCACGTCGGAACGTTCACCGTGACCGCGTCGACGAACCTGACCGCACCCGTTGAGGTTCAGTCAGACGCTGCCGGTAAGGCCGTGGTCCTGTCCACAGGTAAGCGCGCTGGTTCCGTTTACTTCGACGCCGTTGCCAACGCTGACGCCGCCGTGCGTCTGGCCCTCTAAACAGAAAGAACAAGGCTATGACACTCACTTACCCGGCAGGCGCCCCGTCCACGACCGGCACCCGCCTGACCGTTGACCGGCTCCTGAAGTCCCCGACCGTCCTCGCGAAGCGGATCATCAACGACACGACCCCGTTCCTGTCCGAACTGCTGTTCCGCCAGGGCACCACCGATTCCGGCGCGGTCATCTACTCCGAGTCAGCTATCGAAGACCTGTACCCGTCCCGCGGTGACGTGTCCGAGGTTTCCCCTGGCGGTTCGTTTCCGATGATCGACGTCGCCGAGGGCGGCGATAAGGTTGCCCTCGCATCCAAGTTCGGCGCCGGGTTCATCGTCACCGACGAAGCGCGCGACCGGACCAACTTCGACGTGATCGCGAAGGGCAACCTGAAGGTCCGTAACGCACTGCTCCGTCAGGACGCCGCCCGCTGCCTGACCCTGTTCGACTCCAAGGCCCCGACCGTCGCCTCTGTTGGCGCGTGGACGACCACAAAGGTCTGGAAGACCGACCTGCTGAAGGGCGTCGGGCAGGTTCAGGGCCTCCGCCTGGGCTACGCCCCCGACACGGTCATCATTTCCCCGGCGACCGCGACGAACCTGCTCCTGCTCGATGACCTGCAGAACTGGGCACCGCGTGAGAACACGAACCTGAACCCGCTCTACAATCCTTCGCTGGCGGGCCTGCTCAGCCTGAACTGGATCGTCAACGAGTTCGCATCGGATGACAAGGCGATCCTGCTGCAGACCAAGATTACCGGCGCGAACATCACCGAGAAGCCTTACTCTGTGGAGGTTGACCGGGACCCGAAGGTGCAGGAAACGACTGTTATCGCGTCGAAGCGTTCCGTGCCGATCATCGACGAGCCGGGTTCTGCACTGGTTATTACCGGAATTTCGTCCTAGTGGCTGCCCGGACGGGGGCCGCGCCTGCGGCCGAGACCGTGCCTGCGGGCGACCCCCGCGAGTCGGCTCTCGCCGCGCTCGTGTATGGCAACAGCAAGCCCGCCGACGTCGTCACACCGGAAACGGAACTGGTCGTCGATGAGTCCAAGGTGCTGGACTTCGGCGGCAAGTCCCGCGCCGTGGTGCTGTTCGCGTATTACAACCAGTTCGTTGACGGCCTCGTCAAGTCTGCCCGTAAGGGCGACGTGATCGACACCGACGCCGACAACCTGAAACGCGGTGTGCGTATCGGCGCACTGCGCAAGCTGGAAGGCTAAACCACTCATGGCAGTCGAACAGACTGCCGGTACGAACTGGGGCGTCACGGTCGAAGAAGTTTCGGCCCTGGCGCCCCACGTTTCTATCGGCACCACCCCCGACACCCCCGTCGACCCGGTCTTCGGCAGGCCCGCCGACCGCAGGATCAGCGTTGACGAGGTCGAGCAGTTCATTGCCGACGTCTCGGGCCGGGTCGCGTTGCGCCTCGAAGGCCTGGCCCGGATCACTACCGATACGCGCCTGACCGTGATCGGGAAGGCCGCGCACGACGCGACCATGAACGGGGCGGCGTCCTACCTGGTCGCCGCGGCGCACCCGGCCGGGCAGACCAACGACGGGACCGGCTACGCGGCCCTGCTCTGGTCCCGGTATGAATCGGCGCTCGACGGGGCGTTCACGGCCCTGACGGGCTGGCTTACCGAACTCCCCCCGGTCGTGCCCGAGCCGACGGGGGCGATCAGCGGGTTCTTCCCCGCCCCGATGTTCCCTGACGGGGGCCGGTTCTAATGCCCGTCCTCTCCTTCGACGGGAACGGCGCCCGGCCGGTCTCGATCATGCTCGAACGCTGGCAGCACAACCTGGGCGACGCGACCGAAGCGTTTAAGGCTATGGCCTTCCGTCAGGTCACGGTCGTCAATAAGCGGCAGTTCAGGGAACAGGGCAGCGTCGAGACCGGCAAATGGTCGCCCCTGTCACCCCCGTATGCGAGGTTCAAGGCACGCGTCCGCCCGGGTCGGCCGCTGCTGGTCTTCGACGGTGACCTGCGCACTGAGATGACCGTGCCCGGGAAGGGCGTCTACGAGATCCGCCGTGACGGGTTCACCGTCGGCACCGACATTTCCTACGCGACATATCATCAGAACGGAACGCCTAACATGCCTGCCCGCCCCCTGATCGGCGACGCCCGTAAATCCGATACCCGTCAGTTCGGGAAGATCCTGCAGCGCTGGATCATCGAGTCAAGGGTCGACGCCTGATGCTCGGCCCTGAAGGCGTGACCCGCGGCCTGTTCCTGCACGCCGTCGCGAACCTCCCCGGCCGTATGGCGATTCTTCGGGCGCGGTACGGCGCCAGCACTGACGACCTGCCGGATTTCGCGAACTACTACCCCGACGAGATCGGGACACTCAGCATTGAGAAGTTCCCGGCCCTCGCCGTCGTCGTGTCCGGCACGACTGGGGAACTCGGGAACCGGCAAACCGACGTCGACGCGACCTACGAAGAATATTCGTACCGGTACAAAGCCCAGCTGTACGCCTACGCGATGGGTGCGACCGGCCCCGAAACGTCACAGAAAATCAAGCGGTACACCCTGGCCGTTCGTGAGGCGTTCCTCGCCGACAAGATCCTGCCCGTCGGCGACACCGACGCGGCAACGGTCGATCCGCGCAGCCTGGTCGAGTCGTATTCGGAACTGGACATGTCCAAAGACCAGTACATCGCCGCCAGCTATGTGCAGTTCGAGGTCGTCACGCACGAACGGCTCGACGCGATCAACCCCTTCGGGGCCGACCCTGCCGCGGTCGAACTCGGCGCCGGGCTACTCCCCCAACACCCCTACTTCGACGAGTAGGTAACCGAACACGGCGCCCGTCCCACACGGCATGTATGGGGCGGGTGAAGGTGGGGGCATGAGCGGCAGCATGAGACTACATAACCCCGGCCAATACGAACAGGTCATCGACACGGCAGGTCACAGCCTGGCAGGCGGCGAGTCCCGCGACGTCGACACGACTGACGAGTTCACCGACCGGCTAATCGAGCGGGGCGTCATCCTGTCCGCGCCGTCTGAACCTCGCCTGATCCGCGGGCGCAAAACACCCCAGCCGACTAGCACAGACGGCGAGACGAAAGGTAACGCATCATGACGTCAATCGGCGTTCAGGTAACAACTCAGATTAACTCCGGGCCGTCCAACCCCGGCGCGATCTCGGGCCGTCTGCATGTGGCCGGTCTGACGGCTACCGGCCCGCAGGGCAAATCGGTCACGGTCGACTCGATCGCGAAGTATGTCGCAGTGTTCGGCGACCGTACCGCCGCGACGTCGAACCTTTACGACACGGCCCGCATGTTCTTCGAAGAAGGCGGCAGTGAACTTGTCGTGTCCCGCGTCTTCGGCCCCGCCCCGGTACGCGGCTCGCTGACCCTGAAGGACTCAGCCGACGTCAACACCGTGAAGGTCACGGCCGCTGACCCGGGCGACTACTCGGCTGATTTCACGGTCGAAGTCGCGAACTCCGGGTCGACGTTCACCGTCATCATCAAGCGCGGCGGCACGGTCATTACGACCTACTCGGCCCTGACGTCTCCCGCTGACCTGGTGCAGCGGGCCGCGACGAACCCTTACGTCACCGTGACGTCGCTCGGGTCTGTGACCGCCGCGCCGGGCGATAACCCGAAGACCCTGACCGCGACCGCACTGTCGGCCGGTACGGACAACCGGGACGCCGCGACCGTGACCGATGTGATTGCCGCACTCGACGCCGGGACCGGAGCCGAAGGCGGGGCCGTCGCCGCGCCGGGCTACCCTGCCGACGTGATCGGTTCGCTGCTCGCTGACCACGCCGCCCGGACGGGGAAGATCGCGCTGCTTGCGATGCCCGTCAGTGCGACCAAAGAAGAAGCCGTCGCTGCCGCGGTCGCCCTCGCCGCTGACGGTAACGGCGCCTACGCCGGGATCTTCTACCCGTCCCTGATCATCCCCGACGGCGGCGGAACTAGGACGATCACCCCCGAAGGGTATGTCGCGGCTGTCCGGGCACGCGCTCACACTGATACGGGCTTCTGGCAGGTCCCCGCGGGCGACCGGGCCGAAACCCGGTGGGTCATCGGCGCGACCGAACAGATCGACGGCCCCGCGAACAACACCCTGGCTGACTCGCTCGTGAACGGCATCGTCACGACCGGGTCGAAGGTCCGGTTGTACGGGTGGCAGTCCCTCGCGCTTGACCGGGAAAACCTGGGCATGCTCACCGCCCGCGACGCGCTGAACAACCTGACCCTCGCGATCAAAGAAGTCCTGGAACCGTTCGTGTTTTCCACGAACGACGGTAAGGGTCATCTGCGCTCTTACATTGACTCGGCCGTGACCGGTGTCCTGGACCCGATCGCGAAGGCCGACGGGTTCTACGCCCGCGTCACCCCGGGCGGGACCGTGATCGACCCGGGCTATGACGTCCGCGTCGACACGTCCCTGAACCCTTTGACCGCCGCGGCCGAGAATAAGGTCGTCGTCGCTGTCGGTGTTCGACTGTCCCCGACCGCTCAGCTTATTCAGGTCGAAATCATCAAGGTACCGCTCGCCGGTACGGTCTAACGGAAAGGTTAGAACGCTATGACATCTAGCACGGCTAAGGCCACAAAGCGGCAGTACCTCGTAACGATTCAGGGCATCCCCGGGACGTGGCGGCAGTTCGGCGGCGCGGCTGGTTCCGCGTCGGTCACGAAGGATTACAACGGCGGCAGGGACCGCGCCGATCTCCTGTCAGGCCCGGCCGAATGGGACAACATCGAAGTGACCCGCACGGTCTCGCCGTCCCGCGATGACGACTGGATCGTGAAGCTGAACAAGCTGATCGGCCGGGGCGAGTTCAACGTCACGAAGCAGGCGACCGACGCGAACTGGACGAAGGTCGGTAAGGCCCGCACCTATCCGAAG